GGGTCTAAATGTGGTTACTCGCTTTAAAGCAGATGCCTATCCTCAGGATGGCAAAGTATATCGTCTCAAGTCAAATGCAAAGTTCGATGCGTTAGGTTACACCGCTAAACACCCACGAGGTGCCTTTGCTCTCAAAGAGCAGGTTGCTGGAGTGGAGACCACGCTGTTAGATGTAGTATGGCAGTTGGGTAAGAGTGGAGTTGTTAGTCCAGTGGCTATTCTCGACCCTGTGGTCGTGGGAGAAGCTACAGTATCGAGAGCAACTCTGCACAATATTGAGTACATACGCGACCTTGATCTGGAGATAGGTTGTAAGGTAGAGGTTATCCGCTCTGGCGAGATTATACCTCGGATTGTCAGGAGGTTAGATTGATTGCTACCTGCAGAAAAATAATTCTTGACAGAAACCTTAAAAGTGCGTATAATACTATTTCAATTTCAGAGGAATCCAGATGACCATTATTGAAGCCCCAATAAACTGCCCTAGCTGTAGTTCGGTTTTAGAGAATGTGAATCATCTTCTGTATTGTAAAAACCCACTCTGTGGGGAGAAAACTCTGAAGCTCATCGAGCACTTCGCCAAGACACTGAAGATCAAAGGTCTTGGGCCTGCATCAATCCGTAAGTTGGATATTGTCTCCCTTGAGGAACTATACAATCTTACTTTTGATGACATTGCCCACGCTCTTTCTTCTGAGCGTCTTGCTGTCAAGTTAGTAGATGAGTTACAGAGATCTCGAACTGCACCTCTCAATGTGTTGTTACCTGCTTTTAGCATACCCTTAATTGGTAAATCAGCATCGGAAAAGCTGTCAAAAGTCTGCATCGACATCGAAGACATAGACTATGATACTTGCCGCCAGGCTGGTCTAGGCGAGAAAGCTACAGCGAACATATGTAAGTGGATGGATGAAGAGTTTTATCTAGTATCATTACTACCGTTTAGCTTCAGGTTTGAGAGAACACAGACAACAAACATAACCCACGGCACGGTTTGTATTAGTGGTAAACTTACTAGTTACAAAACGAAAGCCGAGGCTCATAACAAACTACAAGAGCTTGGTTATGCAGTCAAGACGAGCTTGACAAAGGATGTCACCATCCTAGTAAACGAAAGCGGAATTGAATCTGCTAAAACTAAGAAAGCCAGAGATGCTGGCGTTCAAATCATAACTAACCTTTTAGATTTTATTGGAGAATAAATATCATGGCACTACCTAAGTGGACTGAAGAGCGTACTACCGCTCTCACTGATTTTGTCGGTGGCGAAAGCCCCGTATCCCAAGCTACTGTTGCAGAAGCAGCAGACCAGCTTGAAACCTCTACACGTTCTATCTCTAGCAAATTGCGCAAGATGGGCTTCGATGTAGAGTTGGCTTCTGCCAATGCTTCACGCGCATTTACTGATGCACAAGAAGCTACCCTTGCAGCTTTTGTTTCTGACAACAGCGGCACTTACACTTATGCTGAAATCGCTTCTCACTTTGAAGATGGCGCTTTCTCAGCTAAGTCAATCCAAGGCAAGATTTTGTCTATGGAATTAACTGGACACGTTAAGCCTGCTCCTAAAGTTGAAGCTGTACGCACGTACTCTGAAGCTGAAGAAGCTACTTTCGTTCAGATGGTTAACGATGGCGCTTTCGTAGAAGCTATCGCTGACGCTCTTGATCGTTCAGTAAACTCTGTTCGTGGTAAAGCTCTTAGCTTGCTTCGTTCAGGCGACATTGACGCTATCCCTAAGCAAGAAGTTACTAAAGGTTCCTCTAAAGAAGATCCTTTGGCCGACATCGCTGACATTGGTAGCCAAACTGTCGAAGCTATCGCAGAGCAAATTGGTAAGACCGCCCGTGGCGTTAAGACTATGCTCACTCGTCGTGGCCTTTCAGCCGCTGACTATGATGGCGCTTCTAAGAAAGAAAAAGCTTCAGCTTAATCCTTCTTAGTACACACTAAGGGTAGGCTCTTCGGGGTCTACCCTACATTTTAGATTTGAAATCGGGAGACTTTCAATTGAACATCGCTAGTGCGCTTATTAAGCAAGTGCTTACGCTACAGGACTTTCAGACCTGGAGTGTAGCGCACAAGCAGTACTTTGCAACTGAGTATCATAGTCTGTATAAGATTATTGATAAGCATTGCGAAGAGTTCCATAGAATGCCTACGATTGAAGATCTAAAGTTTGAGATTCGTGATTCAGCTACTCGAGAGAAACTCTACGCAGTAGAAGCAGTCGAGGTCGATGCAGACCCTCAGATGCTTCTTGAGTATCTGAAGAACGAATACACTCAAAAAGAAATTCTGGACTCACTCGAAGATTATATTGAGAATTCTGTTGCATTTGAAAATGCTCAGGAATCAGTAAACCACCTACATCAGATCGTCCTAGACGTTGAAGATAAGGTTGATCTCGAAGACCCACAAGAAAGTATGCAACGTATTGACTTGTTTGAGCCAGAAGAAGATTTAGCCAGGTATATGGCCCTCGGACTCAATGAAGAGTACGACCACGACATAAAGTTTTCTCCTAGAGATCTTGTTATGTTCGGTGGTAAACGGGGTGCTGGTAAATCTGTCATTTGTGCAAACATTGCAACCAGTGTTTACGCTTCAGGTAGATCGGCTATGTATTTCACTATTGAGATGGATAGTCGGTCGATCCTTCAACGATGCTGTGCTATCGCTACAGAAGTTCCTTTTTCTCGCCTCCGTACTCAGAATCTGAGTGTTACCGAGTGGGAGAAAGTTGCTACGTGGTGGGCAGGTCGTTATGTTGATGGACAAGACCGCTTGAAGGAGTATAGACAACACCGTAACTTTGAGAAGTTGCATACATCACTAAAAAACACCTGCGAGCTTCTCCCGACTCAGCAGTTGGACGTAGTGTATGATGCATCTCTCACTCTCTCCAAGATTCGTGCAGAGCTTGACAAAAAAGTCAAACCTCTGAATGTTGGTGTTATTATTGTTGACTATATTAATCAGGTAAAGCGGTCGAGTCTACCTTCTCGTGGAGGTCAGTACGATTGGACTGAACAGATTGAAGTAAGTAAAGCATTGAAATCAATGGCACAAGAGTATGACTGTACTGTAATATCTCCCTATCAAACAGACGCAACTGGTGAAGCTCGATTCGCTAAAGGTATTCTTGATGCGGCAGATGCCGCCTATGCCCTAGAAACTTGGGATCATGAAGATGAGTGTATCACTTTCAACTGTGTAAAAATGCGATCTGCTTCTATGAACTCTTTTAGTTCTAAAGTAGACTGGGATAGCCTAAAGATTGGCCCAGAAACTGCAATGACTCCTAAAGAGAAAGATGATTCCTCGCACAAGACTGGCGAAGATATTGATGATCTATAAAAATATTTCTTGACTTTTTATCTTCTTTTGCGTATAATATACGGATACTTAAAGGGGATAAAGCATATGGCACTTACATTCGGTAGTTTACGACACACTAGCTCAGGTAGAAAGCGAAAGCCTTTGCCTAAGTCTAAGCGTTATACACCCAAATTTCAGCCTTTACAAGAGACTACTACGTATCGTAGAGAGACTCCTGAGTACAAGTCTTACGATCAGGGCGGCCATAATACAGAGTTAGTAGAAAAGCCAAAGCTAGATAGTAAGTATACGATTGCACCTGCCTATAACAAAGGTGCGTACCAAGTAATCAGTAAAGAAAACATCAAGGACATCGGTAGGTGACAGTAGAAGAACTATTAACATCAAGAGATGTTTATTTTATACCCAAAGGCGCAGACGCTATTGTTAGCTGTCTCAATCCTGAGCACGCGGATAGAAATCCTAGTATGCGGATTGATAAGATCACTGGAGTATTTCAGTGTTTTTCCTGTGGATATAAAGGAAACATTTTTACCCATTTTGGGGAAAAGGCAAACCAACTACAACTAAGACGAGAATTACTAAAAAAGAAAATTAGAGAGAAGAGGTCTGAGTCGGTTGGTTTGTCTTTTCCCAAAAATATTATACCCTATACGGGTAGTTGGAGAGAAATCAAACCTGAAACATACAAAAGGTTTGAAGCTTTTCAACATCATGATCCTGACCATATTGGTCGCATTGTATTTCCAGTGCGAGATATATCAGGTCGAATTGTAGCATTTAATGGTCGTCACACCACTGGTGGTACACCCAAGTACATGATCTCGCCTGCGGGTGCGAAGATGCCTCTCTACCCTGTAGTAGAGCCGATACAAGGCTCTGTTATTCTAGTAGAAGGTATCTATGATATGATCAATCTGCATGACAAAGGATTAGACAATGCAGTGTGTTGCTTTGGAACAAAGAACATCAATGAAGATAAGTTACGTATGCTTTCTATACAAGGTGTAGAAGAAGTAATTATATTCTTTGATGGAGATGACGCAGGACAGAATGCCGCAAGAGAAGTAAAAGAGATGGCAGAGCGAGTAGGCTTAGCTAGTAGAAACGTGGCGCTCAAGGACACTGATCCAGGAGCACTACCCATGAAATCAGTACAAACACTAAAGAGTAAATTATATGCCTAAAGTTGCATTAGTAGAAACTAAACCAAGTAGAACAAATTTTAAGAAAGAATTCGATGATGAGTTTGAGTTTGATCAGTATCAACTCTGTTCAGACCCAGGCATCAAAAAAGTACTTAAACGAGACTGCGACATCGAGATTGATGTAGACGCGTACGACTGGCTTATTCTAGTCGGTAGTGATGCACTCAAGTACTTTACCTCTGTGAATTCGGTCACAGAATATTCTGGCAAGAAAGTCGAAGAGAAGTTCCTGCCTGTCATTAACCCTGCCATGCTTGCGTTTAAGCCCGAAGCACAACGCACATGGGACGACTCCAAGCAAAGTATTATAGAGTACATCACTGGCGATAAACAAGACGTAGTAATTACTGAATACAATGCGTGGGGCATACAAGATACAGAGGAAGCCAATGCTTTTATACGTGCTGCTATTGTCGCCCCTCTTCCTTACGTTGCTCTTGACTCGGAGACAACCGGACTTTATCCACGTGACGGCCATATGCTTGGCATTAGTCTTAGTTATGAAGCTGATAGGGGTGCATACATAGATACAGAATGCTTTGACGAAGAGACAGAGCGTTTATTGCAAGAGTTATTTGATAAGAAAACAGTAGTATTCCATAATGCCAAGTTCGATATGGCGTTCTTCGAGTACCACTTTAACTTTAAATTCCCTAGCTTTGAAGATACAATGCTTCTACACTACTTGATTGATGAGAACCCTGGTACTCACGGTCTAAAGCAGTTGTCTATGAAGTACACTAAGTATGGGGACTATGAGAAGCCAATGTACGAGTGGATTGATAACTATCGTAAACAGCATGGTATTCTCAAAAATGACTTCAACTGGGGTGATATTCCTTTTGA